ACTATTATATATCAAAGCACCCATTGCAGTAATTGTTGCAGTAGTAAAACTTAAATCGGCAAAATCTGTAAAAGCGGTTGTTCCAGAAGTTGTTGGCGCAACTTTAGTTAACGTACCACCACCAGAACTATAAGAACCACTATTTGCTACTTCTCCAGTAGTTGTAAAAGCAGTTGTTGTTGCTCCTAATGTTGCAGTTGTAGAGGATTTACCCCCACCACCTTCTGCATAAAGTGCAAGTTTAAACGCATTGCCATTTGTGGCAAAATTGTGTGTGCCTAACATTAGTTCCTGTTTGAATGCAGTACACATCGCTTGTGTTATAGCCATATTAAAGTCTCCTTATATATTCAGCCGTTTCTTTTTGACCACTTGATCTTAGAATCTGAATAATACTAGCACGCTCTTCTTTTCTTGCCAAGAGGATATAATAATACAAAATACCTTTAAGTTGCTCTTTGAATAATTTTGCTTGCTGTCTTATGTGTGGTGGAGCTTGATCTGAAACACTGGCTATCTTATCTACAGCTAAATCTGCAATCTGTTCATTTGTCAATCCACCCTTTTGCGATGTCATAACATTTACACTGCCTACTTCTGAAACATTGATATTAAACATTTTTTTTCTCCTCATAACTTACACCAGCTATATCATTTCTACCAATTAAATTAGGGTTTGCGTCCAATGGTTCGGGTGGTTCTAATTTAGATTTTTTTGTTATCAACATGTTACCTTGTGTTGTTGTGGAAACTAGTGGATCGTCCAATCTATGGTAACCATACAGTTTTTCATCTTCTGGTATATTCATATCTAACAAAGAAGAGCTATTTGCTATATGAACTTTAATTTTTTTTGAGATAGCTATAGCTAACCAAAACTCACAACAGGCTCTACCTGCCTCTGCAAAATTAACGGCTTTATGTGTAAAATCAATTCCGTATAAATGTAAGTCAGATACTTTCTGTGCCACTGCATAACCTATCGCATAAGACACCGTATTATTGAAATAAGCATAACCCGTTTTTTGTATCACTTCTTGTAAAGGATACTCTATTACATCAGGGCATCTTTCGTCTAAACAGCATGAAAAAATTGGTATATCTTTTTTTGTCCTTAGTCTTTCTTGCATAATATTTGTTTGTTTACCAGCGTTTGGTGTGTCTAAAAATCTTGAGGGCGGGTCCATCATAAAACATTTATCGTGATAGATAACGCCAGACATAGAGTTAATAGTCCAAACCTCATCAAAGTTTTCACTTCTTATTCTTGCTGATATATATTCTGAAAAACTATTACCAAGTGCGACAATAGCTATGCTCTTATTTTTCATATGAGATAGTATAAACTTTATCTTATAAGTGTCAAGACTTTGGAACTCTTACAAGACCTGTTCTAAAAGCATCGGTGTTTTCTTGTCCTTCACCGTAATTCTTCAATCTAGTGATAGCTTCTCCGTATCTTGCGCTATACAGTTGAATTAAATCAGTTTCGCCTTTCATAAATGTGTAGGCTTCGACTAAACAAGCATATAATAAAGCATCTGGTGCATTAGTGCTTATCCATGTAGTTCCACTATCATCCGTTGTCAAAGAGGCGGGTCTGTAATAATAATGCAGCTCAACAGCATAGCTGGAGTCAGGTGTTGGTGCTATTATAAAAGTATCTACATCAAACGAAGAATAAAATCTTGGACTGCCTGTGGTGCTTGGGTTTGGTGTAAATTCTTGTATATAATTAACATCTTTTTGTAACAAAAAAACATTTGCACTATCTTTAACATAAGACAAAGAAAAGGTGGCCAAGTAGTCAGATGGTTTTTCCAAAAACTTGTTACCGCTTGTCATAGTGCCTGTTACGTTTTTTCTAAAATAATCTAAATCAACAGATTTGAGTATCCGCTCTTCTGCGTTTTTTATAAAAAAATCAAGTTCATTTACGAAAGTGGTTTCGTCATTTTCAGTCCAATCTTGTATAGATTGTTTTAATGTGGTTAATGTAAAACTCATGTCACACTCACTGTTACCGAACCAATACTACCTGTTACCTCGAAACTTTCAAGTTTTTTTGGTATGTGACTATCATTGTATGTAGGTTTATCTATAGGATTTGTTGTAAATACTAAGAAGTTTACAGGAACAGTAGGATTATTAGGCCTCGCATTTCTAATAGCTTGACCGTCAACAGGAACTTTGAAAGGACCTAGTTGCGGGTGCTTTCGTTCAAACTCATCTGGTCCAACCAAAGACCCATTCCATTCAAGCTTCATATCTCTCAGTCTATACTCCATGCCCGATCTATCTGATATACCTTTTGCAAATTTACCTGAAGCAAACCTACCCATCAATTACTCCTGAAGTACTGATATTCTGGTGTAACTGTAAAGCTAGATCTATCTCTATCCTCACCCATAGCCCTTTCAAACTCTTCTTCATAAATAACTTTAAGCATTTGTGTCAGCTGTGGGTTTTTCTTCATAGACAAATAATAAGCTAATCCGGCTGTTAGACAGGGGTAAAACCTAAAAGGCACCTCTAATGTATTAACAGCTGTATCAGCGTCTTGTATCCTTGTTAAAGCGTCATAAACAATAACATCTGTACTGTTTTCTGGTGCTGGCCATATTTTTAAGTTTGGTGTTATTTGTCTATCAAGGAAAAACTGTGTAGTTCTGCCAGTTGAAGTTTTGTTTGGTATGGCTAAATAACTGTCTCTACTAATTCGGCTTAAACTGAAATCAGTGCCGCTTCTTCGCACAACAGCTGATAATATATCTATTACATCCGTGCCAAGAGAGTAATCAGTATCATCTGCCGTGACAGTTTGTGTACGTTGTTCTATAGTCCATTGATTTAAACCTCTGTTGGCCCACTCAGCTAACATTAAATTCATAGACCTTTTTGCGGTTTTTAAATCATAGCCTGTTCTGACTTCTAAACCGCATCGTTCAAACGCCTCTTCTATGTAATCCGCGACATCTAATTCAAAATCAGTTGAGCTTGAGGTTGCCATGTCTAATCCTTATATAAGTTATCAAATGTTACACTTGGGTCCATATAACTATTATCACACTCTGCATTGTGCATCCACTGACTAGGCTTAAAATCAGGGGCTCCTTCGCCAGTTTCCCACAAGGCAGGACTTGTTGCACGAACCCTGTTATTAGGTAATGCTACTATATTTCCTGTCCATTTACCAGCATCTGTTAGTTCTATTACATGACTTTGTTTATGTTGAGCAGGATCATCAGCTATATCAGACTCTGTGTAATCAACCGTAAATAAATACTTGCCTGTGTAAAATTTACCGTCAATTTTACATTTCCAAGGACTTGAACTTGTTCTATCAAACTTTATCACTGAATGATGGTGTGAGCTACAATCCCAAGGTTGCACCAAATGAACCGGCATAGGCTCCGGCCATTTGTCTAGTGGAGTGTCTGCAACAAGTGCTGTAATCGGCATCCTAGCCCACATCGCTCCACCATGTACATTTGGAGTGTCGTCAAAATCAGACTCACATCCAGTAAAAATCATTTGAAAACTTAAACATCTATCAGGCACAGTTGTCACTGCAATCGCCATCGCATGTAAATAATCTCCATGATACTGTTCATGGTTATGAGTGTACTCTCTTCGCACCCAACACTTGAAGTGCGGAATATTACTTTGTAAATAAGGCATAGACTAGGCTCTACCGCCTCTTCTCATTTTTTTAATAGCGCCGCCTTTTGCGAAACCTTTTTTCTTCATGCCAGCCATTCCGCCGCCCATCATCTTCTTAACAGCTCCGCCTTTAGCATAACCTTTTTTCTTCATACCAGCAGCTCCGCCACCTTTCATTTTAGCAAAGCCTTTTTTCTTCATACCGGCGGCACCTCCAGCCATCATCTTCTTAACAGCTCCACCTTTTTTCATTTTAGTAGCCCCTCTAACGACTGAACCACCTTTACTCATTTTTTTTGCAAAACCTTTTTTCTTCATAGCCATTTTACTCTCCTTTTAAGTGCTAACAGATCCTTTAGTTTTTTTTCTTCTATTTGCCATGACAACGCCACAACCTCTTGCTACAACTGTCCTTGGTCCTGTTTTACCATTAAACGGACGTTTAGCTTTTGTCTCAGGTACACGACCTCCACTACTCATTTTTTTAACTTTAGCAGCAGGTGTGTTACCAACCACAGTTTTACCCTTTGACCCTGCTTTTTTCTTTTTTCTAGCAGTAGAGGCTCGCTGTGCCTGTGTTAAACTATTTGCTTTTGCTCTCGGTAAACAACGATCGGGATTTTTTTTATCCTTTGATGTCCCACATTTTCCCTTGATTTTACCATCAGTTCCTATGCGAACCCAATCTTGTTTTAGCCAATCTTTAAGAGCACCCATTATTTACCCTTTCTTTTCCCACCTTTTGCACCCTTGGCATAGTTAGGGTCTTTACAATATTTAGATGCTGCAAGATTAGCATAAGCACTTGGATATGTATCAAAAGTACGTTTAGCCCAAGCTTTGCCTTCTGGACAAATCTTGCTGCCTTTGCTTTTAGCTGCACCACCTTTTTTAAAATAAGTAACATTGAGTTTAGATGGTTTGGGTCCAGTTCTAACTGCTGATTTCATGCTTGCCTCGCTTTCCTTATCTGCTCTTTACCTTTTTTAAATATGCTTGCTACTTGTGTCTTACCCATAACTTTGGCCCTTTGCTCCCCTACTGTCAAGATTTGGATTTTTCTTGCAAAAGGTTTTTTAATTTTTTTTACTTTAGCCACGGTGGCTCTTGCATCTGCCGGAGTAGCAAACTTAATACTAACTGTGTCTTTAGGGTTTTCATCCGTGTATAAACGTCTACCAGAACCTTTTGGTTTTTTTCCTGTTCCAACTTTAGGATCTTTTTTGCT